TATCAAAATCATGTGATAGCAAATAGTTGACAGACTTGCTATAATGACAAAAGGTAGATTTACCTGCGGGGAAACCCGAACAAGTAAATGCCGTCCACATTAGGACGGCTTTTTTTATATGTCTAAACAAAAACAAACCAAACCCGTAACTAAAGCTAAAAATACTAGAGAAGATGAAAGAGTCTCCAAGTACCAATCAGAGTGGCAAAACTGTGATTCGGCATTATCCAAGATCAGATCCGAATGGCGTGAAAACGAAGCAATATTTTTCAATGACGATAAAGGCGAAGCGGCCACCGATAGCAAATCCAATGTCAATGACGGACACCTATCAACTGCCGTCATTCAACGAACCCAAAGAATCTCCGCTCAACCTGCGACCGGTAAAGTCGAGTATCTTGACAGGAAAGACCGTGGTAAGAATCAACTTTTAAATCTCATCTTACAACGCTATATTATCCCCAATTCCAATTCCCAATATAAGCATTTGATGAAAATTAAACTGACATCGGTTTATTCCCAAATCTATGGCAAGCAACCTGTTTTAGTTGATTATGTCGTGTCTGATGATTATGTCGGGCCAGACTTTTGGCTTATTCCCGTTGACCGTTACTACCCTCAACCTGGGGTTTTCCAAGATGATGATCAAGATTATTGCTTTGTTGACACTTTGCAAACCTTAGGCTCACTCAAAAACCTCTCTAAATCAACCTGGAAGAACATCGATGTTTTAGTCAAAGCAGTCAAAGACAAAAAAGCTAAAGTGTCCTATGTCAATCAAACCACCAACGAAGAAAAATACGCCGTTGACTTTGAGGGTGTTTTACTGAGAACGAAGTATGAACGCGAGAGGTGGATTACTTGGGCCCCCGATTATCCTCAAGTAGGAATCTTAAGGGAAATAGACAACCCTCATAAGAATGGACGACTGCCAATCGTAGTCAAACAAACCTTTCCCTTATTAGATAGAGCTACCGGATGGGGAGATACAGAACGTGGTAAACCTCTACAACTAACTCAGAACTCATTAGTTAACCTTTCACTAGACAGTGCGAAGAATAAACTATTTCCTACTGTGATTGTTAATCCCCGAAACGTAGTCAAACCGACTTTAAAACGTGAATACGGAGCAATATGGGAAGAATTAGTCCCCAATTCCATCCGTCCCTTAGTAAATGGTAACGAGGATATTAATACTTTCAATAATTTATCTGGTTATGTCCTTTCCTCACTCAATAATCTATTAGGTACTACTGATCTATCAGTATCTAAAAATGTCGACATGAATATGGGTAAGACCCCACAGGCTTTAAAAATGCAACAAATCAAAGAATCCTCAGCCGATGCCTGGGAACGCCAGTCCCTTGAAGACTTTGTAGAGGAATTATATGACCGCATGATTGAACTCTTATCAGTAACCCAACCCAAACCAATAGATCTAAACCTGTTTTCAGGTGAAATTGACCAAATCAAAGAAGTGTATCCCGATATTGAAGAAGTAGCTGAAGTAAACGGTCAAGGTAAGTACCGAATCAAACCCGAAATGATGAGAGGGAAGTTTAGATTCTTTATTGATGCTGGCACTACTGTCCAAAAGGACGCTTTAGAAGAAAATCAATCTTTAACTGCAATTATTCAACTTATAGCCCAAAATCCTCAAATCCGTCAAGAATTACAAGCCAAAGGCAAGGATATTGATGTAGCCGAACTGATTAAACGCTGGGTGATTACTACGGGAGTCAAAGATTCTGACAAAATCGTAGTCGATTATCAACCTGAACCTCAAATGGACCAAAACATGGCTCAAAACATGCCAAATCCTATGCCTGAGACCTCACCACAGCCCCAAGAACAAACGAATGGACAAATTCCGACACAAGATAGCTCTCAAGTTATGCCAAACTTACAAGACCCAGCCATTCAACAGGCGGCAATGGCACTTTTAGGAGGTAGAAGATGAAACTAATTGATATTTACACCCAAATCAATGAAGGCAAAGGCTTTGATTACAATCCTGAGGTTTTGGCTGAGTTAGCTACCACTAAGTATTGGGAGGCTTTAAAACCTGTTTTACAGGGAATGATTGCTGACCTACTCACTCAGGCAGATGACATCTCGAAAGTCCATGAAGGGCAAATGTCTCTGAAGGCGTATGGTGAAATATCTTATATCGCTAGGGTGGCCTCAGCCAAAATACAATCTATTATTGACCTCGTGGAGAAGACTAAAGATGGATATGTCGACTCCGGAAAATGAGGCTTTGCACCTTGAAATAGATAGAGATACTTTGACTTCTCAAGTCAAGGAAGGCTTATATGGCCATCAATGGATACAGAGAGGTGTGTATCTAGTTTGTCGGTCTTGTCCGATTGAACACTCCATTTATATCGGAGTAAATCGGCTTTATTTAGGGCCAAACAAAAAAGGTCTACCTAAATTCAAGAGGATTGACCGTTGAACCTTATTAGATTTAACGGTGAGTCCTACTGATCATAGGACGAACAGGTGAGGTCGACACTACCTGGTTACAAATGGAGTCGTTTTAAAAATATGGACGAAACAAATGCAGAAGTCCAACAGGACATCGTTGAGGACACCAACGAGACCCCGCAAGTCGAATCTGAACAAGTAGATACCACTCAGGAAGTTGAACAGAATGAGCCGATCAGCTCTGAAGAACAACCGAAAGAGTCAGTTAGTCATAAGCCTACAAGGGCAGAAAGACGGATTCAAAAATTGTCTTCGAGAGTCAAAGAACTTTCGGAACGGCAAACCCCGCCTAACACAGATGTGTTCGGCAATAACTTGCCACCTTGGTGGGGAAACCAAAACCAAGTTAGCGAAGACGGTACTATGACGATTGATCAACTTAATCGTCAAATAATGACCGTTGCTCAACTAGCCGTTGCCAAGGATAGGCAACAGCAAAAGTTTGTGACCACTATTGAATCCCATCAATCCCAACTTGAAGAGGTGGCGAAAGCCCCAGAGTTTGAAAATAAAGAGTTTGATGACAAGTTCACCAAACTTTATTCAGCGATGAATTATGACGAGACTGGAGCTTTTAAACCCAAAATGACACCTAAAGAGCTTTACGAAGCGATGAAGGGAACAGTCGAATTGGGTAAAAGCAGCGGAGCATCAGAAGCCGCCACAAATATGGCTCGCACCATTGCTAACAGTGCAGTTACTCCATCTGCTCGAAGGGATGAAGACCCCGATAGAGCTAAGAAGGAGAAATTTGTTAAAGCCAGTCAATCTGGCTCAACTGAAGCTTGGGCAGACTATTTGAAAGACCTGATATAAGTTAATAGTTATTTAAAATTATGGCCTCTGGAACAGCTGTATCTTCTTTTCACGTTCCAACAAATAGAGAAGACCTGATTGACGTGGTAACAAATATCTCGCCATCAGAAACTCCTTTTCTAAGCTCTCTCGGTAAAGTAAAGGCTACCGCTGCTTACCATGAGTGGTCTACGGACTCTCTGGCTGCCGCAACCGCCAATGCTCATATCGAAGGTCAAGATTATTCGTTCGCTGTGCGTACTACTCCATCTAGAAATGGTAACTATGCTCAAACATTCCGCAATTTCGCAGAAGTAACGGATCTCGAAAGAGAACTAAACCCTGCTGGAATTGACGATATGTATGCCTACCAAATGGCGAAAGCCATGAAAGAACAGGCTAGAGACATGGAAAAAGCTCTTATTGGAACTGGTACAGGTGCATCTGGTGCTTCGGGTACTGCCCGTGAGCTTAAAGGTGCGTTGGCTTGGATTGCCACCAACACCGCCACTGGTGCCTTATCTGGTACTGGTACTGACAGCCCCGAATACATCTTCAACACCAATCTCCAGAACATCTGGAATGAGGGCGGTGACCCCAAAGTCACTTATGTTGATGGAAGTGGAAAGAGATTAATTTCAGGCTTTACCGCTTCTTCGGTTAAGAATGTCATGGCTTCTGACAAAGAACTTGTCAATGCCGTTGATATTTATCAATCGGATTTCGGTACTGTCAAGATTGTGGCTGACCGTTTCATGATCG